AACTAATGTACTCATAACTTCTGGTTCAGTTAAGTATGCTGACGAAAGGTGATTTTGTTGGGTTAATCCCGAATGCCATTTTGTTTTGTAAAGTTGCAATCCGTTTATAGCCATTCACTTTTTCTTTTTTAATTAATAAATTGTTTATTTAAGTGCATTTTCAAATAAACTGAAATCAACTTCCGTCCCTGCAGCATGTGTTCTTGTTTTGCTTTTCAACTTCTTAGTAGAAATATTCGAAGCTCTTTCAAGATTAGCTTTTAACGAAGAGGTAGCTTTTGTTCTAGCCTTCTTTTCAATTTTTGAGAAATTAAACTTATTGTAATATAACCAAGCCATTTTCAGTTGAGAATCTTTATCAGCTTCAGAATCTGAAACTAGCCTTGTCTTCCCTGTCTTTCTATCTACCTCTGTTATATACTTGTAGAAATCCTTTTTTGCTTTATTATTTATATCAAAACCAGCGATCTCTTCTCTGGTTTCAATGTCTTCTTTCAGAGATGTAAGGAATGTTTGATGATCCTCTTTCTCTTTATTTGACTTATCCTCCTGCTCACGCAACAGGTTTTGTCTATCTTTTGTTTGTAAACCTTTTAATTTTGATAGTGCTCTAGTAGCTCTTTTAGCTATTAAACCTCCATCAACAAAGTCTTGAATATCTGAAGAAATCTCATCTTGATCAAAACCTTCTCTCCTCATTAGTTCTGCAACTAATTGTTTTTGTAAGTTCTCTTTTCCATCAATCATTTTAATATCAATCTTAGAAAAGTCTACATCACTTGTTGCTTTAACAAAGTGTTGTGGATCGCCTCCTTTATCTACATATTCAATAAATTCTTGAGCTAAAGGATCTAAATCAGTTTTATACTTCTCTATTCCCTTTTTAATCTCATTCTGGATAAGTGTTTGGAAGCCTTCTTCTGAGTCCTCGAACTCATCTTCCTCGAAGTCAACAATACCTTCCTCTTTAAGGAAGTTCGCAATCACTCCTAACTGAGAAACTTCACCAGTATCTGATTCTTCAGTTAATTCCTCTTCAGTAGATTCGCCTTCTGGTACTTCTTTTTTATATGCAATTTCTAAATTACCTGCATTTAGATCATCTTTTTTAGGCTCTTCTTTACTTTCTTTTGGCGTCTCTTCATCATTCTGGTCTTTGGTTAAATCTTTTATTCCAGTATCTTCGCCTAATGTAGATGTGATGTCTACAGCATTCCCATCTTCTTCGTCAAGACTTGCCACTTCTTTAATTTCAATATCAGCTGGTATAATATCAGCTGTTAAATTTTTAAATCCTGCTAATGAATTTTCGGTTGTTTCTTCTGACATAGTGTAATTTTTATTTTAGTTTACAAAAATATATTTAATTAGTTGTATAAAAAAACCTTTCATAAGGAAAAAAATAAATTTTTTATTGTTTATTATAGCTTTTTATTTATATCTATATTTTTCATTCTTGGTTTTCCAAGAATTATACCCATAAGACACATCATTCCACTTAGATGTCATATACCCTTTCTTATGTCTATAAGGTGTAGATCTTTCTGCTTTAAATTTATCTTTATCCATCATCCATAATACATATTTCTCAGTTTCTGGATTTGTTTCAGTGAACCAAGATCTCCACCCTTTACTCTTTGATTCGTCGGAGAGCTCATTCCAGAATGTATCAAAGTTGCCCGGCCCCCAATTATATGCAGCGAAAGATCGAGCTTGCCTCTCCTCTTTTGATGGGGCGGAACTTATATTCCCGCTGTTTGTTGCCTTACCTTCATAGAGCTTATCCATATATACTCTTTGCGCTAAAGCCGAAGATGCCTTATCCGTAATCACAGCTGTTTCCGGAATGTGTCCCTCCTCTTTTAATTCTTTAAATGTAGCAGGTTTAAACTGCGCAATACCCATTGCTCCTTTCTCTGAAACTACAGATTTCTTTCCCCCAGACTCTTTCCAGATCTGATCTTGAAACTGGTCTTCAGTAAAATTATCTTTTGAGTAAGTATCTAATTGAGCATTTACTAAAGACTTATTTAGTGTCTTATAAGTCTGGTTCCCAAAATTACCATCAGCTTCTACATCAAACCCCTCAGAAAGTAATTGGTTTTGTGTGTTCATTATAAACTGTCCATCTTGTTTCTTGTCTCTATATGCCTCAAGATTCGCCCAACCATCTTTATTAACTTTATACTTGGTAACATCATCTTGTATAATAGGAGCTTGATAATTTGGATCTAAATCTTGTTCTGCGGGAGGCCACGATAAAACGGGATCCGCTTCGTCTACAAGTCCATCTCTAGAGTTCGGATTAGGCTCTCCACCATTCTCATAAAACTTTATTGGTTTATTTTTTGTTGTTGGCTTATAAACAAAATCACCGCTACCACTACTAGGTTCACTGCTACCTAATTGCATCCCTGGAACATACTGCGGATTCCAAATTGGATGTACTTGTCCTCCATGTACAACGTTCTCCTCTATACCACCAGTAAAACCCAGAGCAACGTTTCCCATACCTGTAATATTTCCTCCGAAATTAAGTTCTGCTTTTGAGCGATTCATAGATTCGTCAAGATCCTTTAGGTATGAATTTAAAATATCTTTACTCATTTGATTTAGGTTTAGAATTGGCGGCTTTACGTTTTATAGACTCATTAGCTTTATTTGTTCTTGTCTTTTCTTTTAATTCTTCTTTTTTTAATCCTAACTCGCTTTGCATTCTTTCTCGTTCTAACATTTCTTTTGCATTATCGCCAGCTTCTTTTGCTCCAGCTGCCGCTTCTTTTCTATCTACATACCCATCATTATTATCATCTGCATCTATCATACGAGCTTCTGCATTTATCATAGCAACTTTAACTCTAGTTTCATTGTCTAAAGCAGTACGTCCATCTTCTCTGTCTTCTTTAGCCATTTCTTTTTCAGCTTCAACTTGTTGTTGTTGTTGAGCAGCTTGTTGTTCAGATTGTTGTGCTTCTGCTTGTTTCTTTTCCATCTCAGCTTGAGATGATTCTAACATTTTTCTTACTTTAGTAATAGATTCAGATTGTAATATACTTGCAACATCTGTAAAAGAGACAACTCCCGCCTGTAGAGCAGACTGAGCTAAAGATTTCAATGTCTCTAAAGCTTTATCATCTTTCGATGAATTTGAAACAAAGATTCCATAACTAGAATTTGTAAAATCTTCTGGCTCTATATTTAAAAATGTTCTAGACATATCATCAGCTATATATTGAATCTTTTTACCATCTCTATAAGCCATCTTAGCTACATCTATTAATGCTGTTAAAACTTTTTTCTTACATTGATTATGAGAATAAAACCAGAATTCTGTTATGTGTGAAGATTGTGTTACAGCTCTTTCAGTAGTTCCTACTAACTCAGATGAACTTACTTGTCCTTGACGTTGTCTACTAACCCCAGATAATTCACCAAGTTCAGTTTTAATATTATCTAATAACTGTACATGGGTATTAATATAGTTTCCCATTGATAAATCAATACTTTGGAATTGATTAAAAGCTGGAGCTTGTTGAGATCTATTTCCTTCTTCCCTAGAATTAATAAACATGACTCCCATCGATTCTAGATAGTACATCCATTTAGAAACATCCCATCCTTCTGATGATGGTATTTGAGATATATCCATAAGAGCAACCTTACCTTTAGATTTAGCTATTGCTAATTCTGTTCTATAGTAAATAATATTATATAGATACTGAAAAGGTTTCATACGATCAATTAATGAAATAGATTCTGCATTTCTTTCGTTATAGATAAATCCAACATAACCAGATTTTACATCACTTGGATTAGATAGATCTCTTCGTTGGTTTAGTTTTGGTTTTACATTACAATAAATATCTTCAGCAATTTTTGTACCCTCCCAATACTCGCTAATCCAATACCAACGTAAAGAAACACCATCGAATAAATATTCTTTTCCCTTCTTCTCAGCATAGTCCGGGATCTCAAAAATTTCATCTACTATATCCTCTTGCTTTGATCCTGATTCATCTTCATAACTTACTATTCCTATTTTTCTCATAGATTTCCACTCAACTTGTAATACCCTAACCATCCCATTCTGTCTATAAGATCTAATAGATCCTGGATCATAAACTCCACTTCCGACAGTATCTAATACATTAGCATAGTTTATAATATTAAATTCATTATAAGGATAATTTAATCCTCCATTCGTGTTAGAGTCTGATCCTCTATTTCCATTTTCTAGTTGATCTAACTCTCCCGGTTCTAAATATTCATAATATTCATCTAGAACAGTAGATAAAGTTAACCATCTTTCTTCTATCACAGCTTGAGATTCATCAATCCATGGAGAATCCGGATCAAGGATAACACGTATATCTAAAGGATTACATACTCGTACTGTAGGATTTCCAGATATATCACCGACCCAGTATATTTCTTCTCCGGCTATTAATGCATCTTTAAAACCTCTATTAAATTTTTCTTCTAAATCATCTTCTCTTACTAGATATTCTAAAATACGTTGAGCAGTTATCTCTCTAATATCTTGGTATTCGTAGTTTATATATTTTTCAATTTGAGCTGGAGTTTGTGGTTGCATTGTTGCGGACTTCTCTGGATCAGTAGCTGCAGCTTGTTGCATTTGTTGTTGTTGTTCGGCTTCCTCTTGCGGGCTAACAACAACAGAGTATAAATACTCTAATAACATTTCTTTTTTCTTATCTTCTAATTTAGATATAGCATCCGGATCATGTGATACAACTTTAAAATTAAAAGGTCTTTTTATTTCTTCTCCCATAAGAAGTTGAATCTTAGGAGAGATAATATCATAGTGTTGCATCTGTGCGGGAAACTCTGCCTGTTCTACCCCAAAAGGATTTAGAACATATGAAAAATCTGATTGGTTTAATTTGCCATTAAACAGATCATAGTTAACTTGTTTCTTTATTCGGGAAGATCTCCCATTATAATTAACATCTCCGTATGTTATTTTTTCTAATTCATCTATACAAGTCCTAGCCCACTTCTTCCCTTTTTTGGAACGTGCGATTCTTTGTCTGGGTAAGTCCCCTAAGATATATGATTCTTGTCCTGTATTCATTATAGTATATTATTAATCTACAAAAGTATATAATTTCTTTTGATTATCTGGTTAAAAACTCATTTTTCTCTTTTTAAAGTGTGACGTTCTCCAAAATTTATCTCCTACACCATGATCAAACTGTGCTTCTAAATCAATTTGATAATTCTCATGCGAGTGTAAAATGCATAACATAAAGGCTATAGCTCTATCAAAGTTACCATGTTTATCATAAGCAATAAGTTCTTTTAAGAGGGGTATAGATAAAATTGAATGTAAGTTTAACTGGTCACCTTCATCTGTATCTGCTCGTTTTTCTAATAGCCAATCTCTTAGATATATTTCAGCTTGTACTTTAATAGGCTCGCTCATATGTACACCATATCCCCGAGCCACAGTTGATCTGTTTACTATATCTTTTAATATGCCTGGCTGAGCTTTTAGTAGATGTAAACATTTTTTTTGTTCAAAGTATATTTTTAAACCCTTTAAGTTATTCTCGTATAAGGTTTGTGCATTATAATACGTAAGTAATTTTCTTATAGTTTCGTAGTATTCTTTTGCAGTATCAGGTCTACCTGTGTATTCTGCTACAGGTAGGCTATATGTTTTATCAAACTTCTGGAATGTCTTGTAAATAAATGTACTCCCTAAAGAGTTAGTTGTTGAGGTATCTTGATCATAAGGGTCAGTTCCTGCTATATATAATCCAAATGGAGTTTCATTCGCTCCATCCCTATAGGGGTGTTCCCAAATAACAACACATCCTGTCTTATCTTCATTTGGTTTTAAAGGAAACTTTATAATAGGTTTTAACTCAATATTAGGAGTCCATTTCACTTTCTCCTTGTCCCAATAAAACTCTCCAATCATAGCTAAGTCTTGAGCTTTTTTTGTAACCTCAATTTCAGCGAGCCATGAATTTAATTCAATAGTTGGGAATATGTTTCCACTTGTTTTTAAGAAAGCTTCTCTAGGAGTTTTTGGCGACTGTGTAATATATTTTTCCCAAGTGGATCTTGAATCTGTTGTTTTAATAATACCACGTTCTTGATCTAAGAATACTTCAGCGGCAATCCTATCAGAATTACCTTCTTTATCAACCATACTCACAACTTCACCTGTATCGGGTAGTGTTACCTTTCCAGGCTTATACCACATATCATCAATAAAAAATCCACAATTAGTTCCTAATCCTCCTTCATCGTATATATTTTCGTAGGGCCTTAACCAATACTTCTCTGGGTTATAAAACATTTCTGCAAAATCATTTGATCCTCCATCCATATCCCCCCCTGTTCCAAATATTAACGGCATTCCGATCATAACATTACCATCTCTAAATACAGGGGCCGTTACCATATATGCATTTATTAAGTTGGGGAATTTTCCAGCCTCTTCAAATAACATTAAATCTGCCGTTTTACCAATAGCTGCAGAGAAATTATCTTTAAATGTTAATGTAAAGATCTCACTATTATACCCATTCCAAATTTCTTTACCATCTACAACCTCTTTAAATCTAGCTTTAACAAAATCCCTTCTATCTGGATTTCTTCTCTTTCCCCATGCAGTATATTTATTTATAAAATTTAACATTTCAAATGCCATGCTCATAGTAGCCCCTGAGTAAGCTTGTAAATATGCCCCTATGATACTTGTAGAATCTCTAAAGAAATTATATTGATATACACATAATGCACCATTCTTATATGAGAATCCTTTTCGACGTGCTTTTGCTACAATAACTCCTTGGCCATTTTCTCTAGCTAATTCGCATTCCATAAAGTAATAATAATCCATATCTAGAAAACTAGGGAAGGTTAAAACTTTTCTTTCTAGCTTCCCCTGTTTCACAGTAGCTTTAATCTGTGTAAAGTTTAAATAAAAATAATGAGCTCCTGTTATTCTTACTCCACCAATAGACCATCCCTCCATACACCTACGAGTTTGTTCATCCCAGTATTCTCGATAGGCATATGTACCTGGTGGAGAGTTAGTATAGTACCCATTCTTTATAAAGTTCTTAGCTTCTGGAGAAAACTCTCTAGTATTTACAAAGGATGGTATTATTTGAAAATGATTCATTATTTTCTGATTAGTACGGTTAGATCTCCTGTTGGGCTCATAGATCGTAAAAATAATTCTCTGTGATTATTTTCAAAATAAGTTACACCATCTTCTCCTATTTCTAAGGATGCTCCTCCTGGAATAACTACTTGGTTTAGTATAAAATATTTTTGTCCTGCAGAAGGCATTAAAGCTGGATCTTCAACATATAAATCTACCTGAACAGCAGCTCCTAAAGTATTTGTAAGAAGCATCCGAGTAAAGTTATTTTGGGGATAAGCTAAACGTGTAGCAGTGCTAGTTGTTATATTTGTTATTTCGTATTGGTATGTATCCATTTATGCTGGTATTAGAGTTTTGAATTTAAGTGTAATCTGTCCTATTGCAACTCCTACTGATGTTAATGCTACATCCTGGCCAAAGGTAACAAATATAATAGACCCAGCAGCTAGAATGGCAGTTTGACTACTCTCAATTACATTCATTCGATTAAGTCTACTACCTCCGCCTGACGCAGTATCAAATGCAATACATTCAGGAGTAATATTAGTAGTAGAACCATTAGTTATAGGTGCATTATAAAATACAGCAATTACAGGATTTGCAGTGTTAGGCGCATTATTAGCCATTCTAACATTCCCATAAAAACCAGCTAATTCACATGCTTCTGGTATAAATATACCGGAACTAAAAGAAAACCTATCTACAGTTATAGTTTCAGCGAGAGCAATACTACCTGGTACTACACTTCCAGCAACTCTATTATTCCATTCATATTTTGTAATTCCATTATCAGAGGGAAAAAACCATTGTTCGGTAGTAGAATTATTTGTAAGAGTACACCTAAAAGAATAGGGAAAATATGAATATGTATACCTTGCATCAATAGCTGCTTTTACTCCTGCCGGTGTAACAGCCATAGTTGTATTAGTACCCGTAATAGCTTCTGCTGCTGTTGCTAATTCGACAGATCCTTTTGTAGTATCTGTAGCTGCATTAATTGATATAGCTGGTGTTGCTCCCCCAGATGAAACTATAGGAAGAGTTCCCGTTACAGCAGTTACTGTTCCTGTATACTGATCTGTAGAATTTACTGTAACTGTAGTCCCTGTTGCTGAAGTCGTAACATTTGTTCCTCCCGCTATAGTAAACGTACCACTTGTAGTAATAGTACTTGTACTACCAGCATCTGAGGTTAATCCTATAGAAGTTACTGTCCCCGCAGCATAAGCTGGTACTTTCCAAGTATTATCGCCACATAAAAAGTTAGTAGCACTAGGTGTACCAGTAGCAGATAAATCTATAGCACCTGTTGTAACTGCTCCGGCTGCACCAGTATTCACAGTTGCCGCAGAAATAAAAGTTCCGTTTGCATTTGTAAAAGTTGTCACACCAGCCCCAGTATAACCAGGGACAGCCCATGTATTATCTCCTCGTAAAAATGTAGTAAGGTTTGGTGTTCCTGAAGCAGATAAATCTACTCTACCAAGAGTTACCGCTCCTGTTGATAATGTATTTGTTGTGGCATTAGCAACAAATGTTCCATTAGCATTTGAAAATGAAGTTACTCCAGCGGCAGGTAATACGGTATATGACGGTACGTCCCACGTATTATCCTTACTTAAAAATCTCGTAGCTGAATCTGATGTCCCATCTACAGCAGATAGGTCTATTATTCCTGTAGTAACAATTCCGGTAGCCGCAGTATTAACTGTAGCAGCAGATATATATGTCCCATTGGCGTTTGTAAAGGATGCAACACCTACAGCTGGAATAGTTGGAAAAGTAATTAAATTACCTTCACCGCTTATATATTGCGCAGATGATCCAACAAATTCGAGATCAAATGTTCCACTAGTAGTAATAGTTTGCGAGGCCGCCGTACTTATGGTCAGGCAATTTCCATCTATCGTTGTGGTTATACTAGTTACAGTTCCTAACGGAGAGTATGAAGGTACATCCCATGTGTTATCTTTACTTAGAAACCTAGTCGCAGCAACTGATGTGCCATCAACAGCGCTTAAATCAGAAGCAACAGTAACAGCTCCTGTTGTAGCAACATTAGGAGTCATATCAATATATGTACCGTCAGTAGTTGTAACTGAATCAACACCTCCTGTTCCTATTGTGCTATTAGTTCCTACTTTACCCTCCTCATCAATAACAAGAGCTCTAGTAGATGTAGAAGGGTCAGCTTTTTCTATATACACATAATACCTAAACCTAGATATTAAATCCCATATATGTTGACCTATCCATTTCATGCTCTAGGCCCTGTATCAGGTGATAATCCTCCAGTTCTTGTTTCATGTTTTGCTGTATGCATATAACGAGTTTTTCCGTCCTCATCTCTATAAGCTACAGTAAGTCTTTTCCTATTTTTTCTATGGGTTACAAAACTTACATGTAACCAATTAGGATTATGATCATCACCAAACTCCCAGATCATCTGATCAAATTCTAAATTATCTTTTATATAATAATACATCTCAGCATTTGTTTTATGGCCAAATGTATCATCTATATCCATAGCTTGACCTTTTAGATGTTGTGAAGTATTTGAGCCGCCAATAGCTGTATTTAATTTTTTACATCTAAAAAAACTATTAATCTTTATTGGCCCACCAACCCATTCTCGTAAAGGTTCAAAAAATAGCTCAGAAATATTAATCATACAATTTAGAACTTCAGATGAGGGTTCATTTTTAATCTCTCTTCTTAAAGCTGTTCTACTATAAACTCCTTCCTTATAACTTACATGATCACTTAATTTAGATAGTTTCATTTCTACTTTTTTTTAGATACATGTTCAGCTGCATTTCCTACAGCATATGTTCCAAATATCCATATTATTAAATTACTCCATCCTTCAAAATCTGATTTTCCTACCCATAAAATAACAGTAGCTATTATAAATAATAAAATTGCTAAAGTCATTTTACGTCCTCCTAAAAATTCATATATCTTGTTCATTGTTTTATTTTTAAATTAATTAATTATTAAGCCTATCCAATACATTACAGCTAGTAAGAATAGGTATACTCCAAATATTTTCCATGCTAACCCTTCTTGATTCTCTCTACGCATCTTCATTTTTTAATTTTAATAATACATCACACTTTTCATACTCTTCAGTTTCTATAAAATATTCAATCATTCCATCATAATCAGGTCCCTCTTCCTGTATATTAAAAGGTAAGGGTATTTCATCATGTATCTCCATAAGAGTTTCAAACGTAGTCTCTCCTGTTAATATAGCATATGCATTATTCATCGCATCATCTAATATTTCAGTATCATACTGTCGACTCATCATAGTTTCTTTTTTTTATACTATTAATCATCTTTTCTAAATATCTCGAAAACATTTCTACGGGCATCCATTCTAATGTAAGAATAGATTTACCGCGATAAAATAATACATTTCCATATACATCTATAGTATCTTCACCTCCTACTTTTCTAGTTAGCAATCTTTTGTTTTCTTTAGTAGCTCTAAAGCCGTAGTGGTCTACAAGTTGTTTTCTAGTTATCGCCATGTTCTGTTTCTTTTAATATTGGCCATCTCTTATCTGGACACTCAGAACTTCTCCATCCAGCTTTCGCTGCAATCCCGCAACCACATAAAGCACAAGTATTCTTACTAGTTTTATGATGACATTCATCACATAAAGTTAATCGTAGAGCTAGCTCTTCTTTTGTAGTTTTCTTCATACCATCAACAACATGATCTACAATAGCTTCTCCTAGATTTAAAGCCTTTCGTAAAAGTCCCGGCTCTTTAACGGGTGGTGGTGGAACTTGCTTTGGTATATTCTTAGGCCTAAGAGATTCGTCATGGGCAAATTGGCTAGGAGCAAGGCCACTCCTCATAATCTTTGTACCTGTTGCCTCTGTAGCTATTTGAATACTCCCATCTGCTAGACCTTCTTTTAACTCTTTTGACTGCTCAGGCCCAGGTGTTATTTTTGCAGGTTCATTTTGAAATCCCCGTTGAGGATTTGCTAATGGAGCCTGGGCTCCCTTGTTTTTATTACATCCACATCCCATAATTATTATTTTTTAACGTTCATACATTCCTATCTCGCCTCCACCGCGGACACGAGAATCAGTCCTAACTTCTTTTTTAATTCTAGTTTCTAACTTATCTAGACTATCTACAATATTTCCAACTTTTTCTAAATTAACAGCTACATCTTTTGCTGTGTATATAGGTTTACCATTATCATCAACCTTAAGAAAATCTATAGTCTCAAAGTATCCGGCTAACTTATCTGAAGCTCCTTTAGCTGCTCTCATCAATCTCATAGTATGAGTTTCTTGGAAGTCTAAATACCTTTCCATAGCTAGTTTAACATCTTCTGTTTCTTTCCATTCTTCATCTTGTATGTAATCTTTTATAATCACATCCTTTCTTCTAGTATTCGGATACACTGCATAAGGGCTCATATAATCACACATAAAATAAACATATGATATTTCCCGTGTTGCCTTATCCTTTCCTTTAGTTTTATCTTTTTTCCATATTTCTCTGAATCCTGGTAAAGCTAGGGATTCCGGATTGAGAACTATGTTTCCATTTTTTAAATCAAATAATGCCATATTAATATTCGTCACAAGGTTTAATGAAGGTATTACAATCAATAGCTTCTGGTTCGGGTTCATTTGGTGATGGTGGATCTGGTGGGCATCCTAAGTCACAATCTGCTTGACTGGAATACTGTCCGCTACCGTCTCCAGGATCTACACAATTACCTGGAGAAACACAATCCCAAGATGGGCAAATACATTGCTGCTCGCAAGCAAAGAGGGTTTGGAAAGTACCTGTCCCATCGCCTGGATCAATACACTCACACGGATTAACACAATTCCAGGATGGTGTACAACAAGTAGCATTATAATTAGGATCTCCTGGTATACAATTAAGTGGGGTATTTCCTGCTACCACTCCACTTATATCTATATCAGGATAAATATTACCTCCTCCTGTAAAGTTTGTTACATGCATAGTATAATTACCTGGAGGATGTAACAAGGTTTGCCAGCACATGAGAGTAAAAGAAGCTACAACAGCTGGTCCATTTGCTGCACCTATACTAACAGTAGATGTTCCAGCTACACCATCTAAAATTCCTTGTGACACAATAGTTCCTGAAGCATCATCTGTTACATTCCAATCAAAAGAAGGATTCGCCCCAGTATTACACATAGTGCAGAATAACTCCCATCCTATTTTTCCATCTGCATTATTACCTCCACAATTCCCGGTTGCATTAACGCAATACTGACAGAACTGGCTATTACAAGAATATCCGTTCCAAACTGGTAGTGGTGGGTTGAGGCACGAATTATCACAAAAATGGATCCAATACCCAATTATAATACCAGCTTGGGCATTTAACTGTTCATAACTATCAGTGTTATTTCCTACATAATAGCCTCCCGCAATACAAGCATCCATTACCTCTACCCACGTAGTATAGTAAAAACCACCATTTGATATGTTTAAAGGGTGTGTTGTAAAAGGACCATTTAAACCTGGGCATGATCCCATTATTGTCATAAAGTGTATTCTATACTGCTGAGCATAACATCCTGGATTATTTGGATCTTCTACCAGACAATTAGGATCTGTAAGTGGATTTGCACTACAATCCAGTCCTCCGCCCATAGGTCCACACCATCTGTGCTCATGTAAATCAGTAGCGGGCATATTTTTGGAATAGTAATCTATATAAAAAGATACTGCTTGCGTAGTAGAACTCTGAAAGGTGGCACCTGCATTCCAACATGGTCCCCCAGTTACAGGACTCATCCATGGTAGTTGAGGTTGATTTGTAGGATGAGCAGTTAACCAGGGAACTAAAGCTACAGGACTGTATGTACAAGTTGTATCAGAAGGAGGAGGAGTAACCCAGATAGTAGCTGAATATGTGTCGGCCTCACTTTGGGTTAGGCTCTTTGCAAATACTACATTCTCTGCATCCATTGAGAGAACACTTGTTGTTTTAGCAGTGTTAATATTAAAAGGTTTAGGTAAACTAGCATAAAACCTTTCCTTATCCCCCACAGTTTTAGTTTTATCTACACTCTGTATCTTACGCGCCATAGCCGGTGCTTGGCTTTTGTATTTTTTATCCCAATCCTTAGTGCTGATGTTCTCAATTACAACCTCTCGTAAACCAACAGCAGTTAAAGGTAAGTCTTTTGCTAGAGGGTTATCCGTACTAAGTATTACCTCACTATCAAAATTTGTATGTAATATTTTGCCACTATCTCTCTGGGGCCTAAATAAATCTAACAAATACTGAAACTTATCGCGGACTGCCTTACTAGTTACTTGTAAATCTCCCCCTAAGCCTGGAAAATTAGGGATGGTCCATGGTCTAGACTTCAAAGGTAGTCGGCGATCTTCATATTTAGTTTTTTTATTTTTAGCTGCCATTAATAAAGTTTAAACGAATCCATTACCAGCATTAGTTAACTGTTGAGTCCAGGGACCTCCTAACATAGGACTAACAAAGGGAAAATTTCCTAAAGTCCAACTAGTTTCTTCCCATTCTAGGCCTGCAATTTTATTCTCATAAGTATAAATTGCTTTTTCATTTTGGGCATCTATAGCCTGTTTTAATAAAGGAAGCATTTTATGCTTTTGTTTAGCTACGTTAGATAGATGTGTACTTATTTGTCCGGCAGATGGTATAGGCATTAGCTATTATCCTTTAGTCCAAAATGCATACTCAGTAATGCAATCACCTCCTGCTCCTTGCACTTCCACCCCTACTGCACCTTTTAAAGGCATAAACATAAATTCGCCCGGAGCTAAATCCACCATGCCTACTGCTGCATCTGTTTTAACTACAACAATATTTACACTATCTGTATTCTTAAGATAAAGATATGTTGTTGTTGGCGCTGCTGCTGCAGTTAATATATTTGTTGGTGATGCTAAGAGCGCTGTCATTCTAGATACCCCTACATTTGGTGTAGTTGTTGTTAAATTATCTGTTAACGTCATTGCTAAAGCATCTGTTGCTATATCACCTGCTGGTGATGTGAAACTTAATCCTACTGTTAATGTTCCCATTATATTTTATTTTTATTTATTAGTGTTTTCATTTATTATATATAATCTTTTTGGTTTTACTTTAAAAACTCCAAAATGATGTAGTCGTACCTTAGCACAATTTCCTTCTTCCATTTTATCCCGAACAAATTTAAACTGTGACTTGACTATACTTTCTATAACAAATTCAGGTAAGTCATGTTCTTTTACTAGTAAAGCTATTAAATCTTTTTCATCATTCATGCTATCTGCATCTGTTATAACATAAAATATCTTTATCAGTTGTTATCTCCGTAAAATTCATATAGATTATTTTCCCAACCATTTCACTTGGTACAGTAAGAGCAGTTCCTGAATCTCCAACCATACCAGTTAGTGCTGTATCGGCATCTGGATCCATAATTTGTACTGCTACAAAATCCCCTGTGCTAGTTGCTGCTGCAGCTACTGCTATATGCCCACATCCCAATCTATTGCCACCCCCAATCCTAATCGAGGTATCCATTCTTGTTAGTTCTGTTGTTGCCATTATCTTCGTTTTTTATTTATATTAGTAGCGGGAGATGGAATCGAACCACCGGATCCAGCTAATGAAACTGGCGAGTTACCATTACTCTATCCCGCGATTTTGCCGTTTCCCCCATAATACTTTGTACGAGGCTTTTTATTTTTATCTGGAGCATTCCATTCATGTCTAGGAACATTAGTTTCCATGAAATCAAATAGATCTTTAAAATAATCATCTTTACTTTTTTGTCCTCCGTCCCCCATAGCTGTGTATAGGGATCCACATATAGTTCCTTCGGGATCTCGTAATCTCCATATCCTTCTTGGGGTACCGTCTTCCAGCTCCTTCCAGTAAGTAACTTTTATATTATGCTCGTGTATCCATTCATATGCTTCTGTCCTACCTAGAATGTTATGATTTACTACTGTTTCCGCACAGTAGAAATGTGCCTTCCAATCTTCTTGTCCCATTATTCTTAGTTTAGCTATAGTTTACAATAACTACAATTATGGTACAAAGGTATATAAAAATATTTAAAACAATATTATTTTTTAAATAATTTTTTTAATAAGGATTTAGAGACTCAGAGCATATAGGGAAAACTCCCCCCTACC